CCAAATATAAACGCTTAAAAATCAAGTGGTTACATAATATTTAACTTTTGAAATACAAAAAATAGTGTGCCTATCCATCACGAACAAACACACTAAGAGCAATGAAATCATCAGAAAATACTGAGATTTCGACACAAAGTTACAAAAGATTTTGCAAAATCCAAGCGTCATCAGCATAATCTTTTGCGTTCGGATAGAATGTAGATGCAAGGGCATCTGACCTATCTGGACTATGTTTTAACCTTGCTTTTATATCTTCTTTTGTTTCGATAATAATTTTCCCACTGCTTTGGAATAACCAGTGTATTTCTGTTAATTCGTCATCCAACTCATCGCAAGGAGGCAAGGCAGGATTAAAGCCATTCTTTGGATTTAACCAATCTCTTACAGCCCAATAGCAATAAGCACGCATATTAGCAAACTCATACTGTCCTGTGATATCATGAAGTCCTCTTGTACCCTCAGAGAACTTACAAGAATAGGCATTACTATAACCCAATTCTTCAAGTCTGGAATAGACACCAGCACCTTCGCCAATAGTATCAATGAAAGCTTTTGCTTTACTATCACGTAACCACTGCACAGCTTCTCCAGCTACTTTCATGTGGTCTGCTTTTCCTCCTGACTGATGAATTTTAATCTCTGGGACATAGTTTCCATATCGTGGAACAAAACAGCTACTATCACGTCCCATACCAGCGACATCTATACCAACGAGTGGGGACTTTCTTGATACAAACTTTTCTTTTTTCAGTTTTTCCCATCTTTCGTGAGCCAATTCAAGCCAATGCAAAGGTATAAGCGTATCTTCCGTTGCCTTGGGGAAAAGACCGAGAACCTTAATTCTGAACAAGTCGTTTGGTCTATAACAACTACCTTCCCACTCAAAATCTCCTTGCCCCTCATCAAAATCAACTTCTTGAATCCTCTCACACCAATTCTCAACCTTATCTTTTACCCATTCATAATCAACTTGGCCCGGAATTACAGTCTTCTTTTTTACTACATTTTCAGCATTTAGAGAGTTTAGCCTAAACTTTTTGAAACGTGAGGACTTCATTGCCTTTGCTGCATATCCAGTAGTTATGTTAGGGTTAAACACTAAAAGTAACCGAGAGTTACCCTGCAAGTTTCCTTCAATAGCATTAAACGTAGTTTCGCTTACGCCAGACGCCTCTGTTACAATAAACATTGTGTTTACGGCATGAAATCCAGACCAAGCCTCAGTATTATCATCAGAAGCCTTAAATGCAGTTAAGAACCACTCCGCATTATTAGTTCTAATTCCATCTGATAACATACGGCCAGGCAATACTTTTGCGTTCCTAAATAAACGACTAACCTCTGGTATCATAATATTAGTACACTGGCGACCTGTAGGTGCTGTTAAGGCTATCTTTGTGTTCTTCACAAGTCTATGTTCTTTATCCCAACGAGGTGTTAGGTACATAAAGCATAAACCTGCAACTGCAGCTATATAGTCTTTTCCTCTCGCTGTTCCTGAGGCTACTGCGACCATCTTCTCGGTCTGTATAGCACGCAAAATAGCCTTTTGTTCCTCGTCAAGATTAGCACGAAGAACCTCTTTGGCAAAAAGACACCAATCATTTTGCCAATCGTTAAACTTATCTTTCCACGATTTGTTAATCTTCATCTGAACCAATCGATTCCATCAATTCTTGGAACGGATTTGCGTTCACATCGTGTTCAGAACGTTCGATATAACCACGTTTCTTACCCTTAGTTTTCAAGAAGAAAATTAAAGAGGTAATATCGTTATTGTTAATGTGCTCAATTAACTTTGACTCTGCAAAGTCAAGCATTGACTCATCCGCTTCTGCAAGAAGGTCCTGCAAAGACTTAGACTTCTCTTTTTTTTGATAAAAAGTACGCCTCGAAATATTCAATGCTGCACAAGTTGCGGTGATATTGCAGCCTTTCTTCTTATATACCTCTGCAATTTTCTCTGCAGATATTTTTTTCGTCATAACATTATATTTTTGATGCAGATGCTATAACCATCTTTAAAGCATCCGTGTATGAATAATTCTCTGATAATAATAAACATCTTGCTAAATCTCCAGTAGGACCAAGACCAGGTATCAAGTTTACATCTATAACATACAATTTGCCTTCCTTATCACGTCTGAAATCAATTCGTGTATGATGCTTAACGCCAAGTTCCTCGAACACTCGTTCTGAAAGAGCTTTTAATTCTTTTCGTTCGTCATATTCAAGTGATAATCCACATTCAGAAAACGAGGACTTCCCTAACTGTGTCTGTATTCCATGTGTACCGCTACAATCCACTTCGATAGGAAAGCAATATATATAACCACCTATATTGAAAACCGAAACGGTGTATTCTTTCCCGTCAATGAAATTTTCAATAACGGCATTACCATTACAAGTATGGTTGATTACAGCAACTTGTCTTACAACATCCTCTCTTGAAGTGCATATACTACTTTCTGTAACACCTTTACTATCGCTCCCAAAACGTGGTTTCACAAAATATACTATGCCATCTTTTATATTATCAAGAGAACGGTGCTGTGAAGCAAGAATACCTTTACTTAGAAGAAATCTATTCATTTGCAATTTGTCATCTGCAAGGGAATATACATCAAAGTCTTCTGCCGTAGTTTTAACACCTTTCTTTCGTATAGTATCAACAAGTAGTTTGCTTGCTGTCCTAAGCAAAACAATGTCATTTTCAGAAACGAAATCAAGACTATCCGTTTCGTCGACTACAGCGAGTTTTATACTATCTCTTCCCAAAGCTTCACGATAGAACTTAAACACATTACTTGTGCCGAAGTTCTCCATCTCGTCTTTACTTACTATTGACCAAATCATTACATTTCTTGATTTCTGTTAAACGTTCACTTGCCAGCTCTAATAACTTTGCAAAACTTATACTTGGGGATTTTATGTCGTATTGCTTGCCTATCTCAGTTTGCAGTTGCAAAAGTAATCTCTCGTTTTCTTTTTCATTTGCAAGAATAAGAGCATCACTTTTACTTGCCTGCTCACGAATATCGCCAAGTAGTTCATCCAAATTTTCAAACGAATCTGGGTATAAGATAACCGTAAAGACAAAATTCTCTTTCAAGGCAAATACGCTTATTCCGTCTGTGTCTACTGGAGCTATCTCGTCGATATTCACATGAGCAAACTGCTTGAAATCCACAGACTGAATTTGCTCAAACAATTTCTTTAAGATACTCGTATTATCATGTCCGTGCAGGGAGTTGTGAGAGAGTTGTATAGCTATAATCTCATCTTTACTCAACTCGCTTTCCAAACAATACAATATACCGATAGTTTTGTAACGCAATTTCTTGCAAGCACGTAACCTATGATGCCCACTTATCATTACGAATCGACCATCCTCTTTCTTGTAACAAGACGGCACACTACTTAGTCCAGACATTCCTATATTATCACATAACTGAGCGAAATCTTCGCCCGTCATTTCGTTGGCATTCATATCAGCCTCATCTATAAGGTTAATATCAACCTTTTCGTATTTCCATCTATTTTCCGTTTCCATTATTCAATAGTTTTTGGTATCTATCAATTACTTCCTTGTTATTTGCATACTTGCCAAGGATTCCCTCATAAGCAAGGTATGACGAAGTGCAATGGTCTTTTACTTTAGTATATACACCTCTGTATTTCATGCTAACTGGCTTGTGAGTATAAGCACAAGAAATAACCTTTTCTACGAGTTTATGCATCCTTCTGCTTAGTTCTCGTTGTACAGAATACTCTTGTATGCAGAACAATATCAACTTACTTAATCTCGGGACTGCATTGTTAGTGCAAAAATCTGTCAATTGGAATAAGTCATATCCTTTATGCTGTGGCAAAGTGAACCCGAAGCCTCCGAGTGTATATTTTTCGTACATTACAACGAAAGCATAAGTACACCTGCTTACCATATCGACTTTATTGATATATTTTTTTTGTAAGCATAATAAATAATCTGGACTTACCCTTACTACTTTCAGATTCTTATGATTGTTTATTTCTAAGTCATCTGGGGGAACTATCTCGTTAACCTCAATGTGATTTTCTTTATACGAAGTGTTAGCTTCACTTATTCTACTTGGCTTGTTACAGTAGAGAAATCTACCCGCAGACCATCTATCTCCGCCCGAACTGTTGAACATTGCTAACTTGTGCATATTGCTTAAAAATGGACTGTTGCTGATAAAGTAAAAGTATGTTTCCTCTGGCAGACTTTCCACTAAGTTGTAATACTCGTTACGAGAAACAGAAAAATCAACATCTAAATCACTATTCTCTTGTATAAGCTTAAATGTACGTTTTTGTTTCTTATCCTTGCCATAGTTAAAGAAAATGACCTTTTTGCAGTTAATTGCATCTTGCAATGTTCCTACGTGATATTCGCAGGTCGTTAGCATTTTAAGTAACCTTTCGTTAGCTTTCTCCGTTTTTTCGATAGATTCCTTTGCCTTAATTCTCAGAGCTTTGAAGATTGCATCATTTCTCGCGCTTTTGCTCATAAAGAACTTTTGCAAACTTGCCGCATATAGGGCAAGGGCAAGCTGTCTTTTTGTTGTTTTATCATTGTAATCTTCAAGCCAGCCAAGTCTGTTTCTATAAGTCAGAGCCACCTTGCCATTGGCTATCAAATATAGTAAATGGCAATACGGATCTTGACAATATATTGAAATATTCAGCTTCTCAAAGAAAAATAACTCATAGTAATACATAAAGCCGTTAACAATACATATATCTTTATGCCCATTCTTTTTCACAGCCTCATACAATGCCGAAGCCTGCTTGGAATTATAGGGTAATGATTTTGACTGGAACGTCTCAATATTACTATAAGGGTTGCCTTGGTAAATAAGAGGTACAAGTTCTTCTGGTACATCATATTTAAGCTTTGTTGCCAACTTAAACTCATCGTATGATGATATTTTTTTGAAATCCTCTAAATCATGATTTACAGCATAATAAAACATTCTATACACCGAGAAGATGCAATTCAATGCTGAATAGAAATCATCTGTACCATGGAATGCTCTAAACTCTATCGTCTTAGTCTTGAATAGAGCAGAGATATTAACTGCATGGCGAATAAAACCTTTCTTCGATTGATTAGTGAATAGCTCTCGTATATCATTAAAAGTCTGAGCATTGAGTACTCCTTGATAATACTTGTCAGTAGGTGGAGGCATCAAAATGGAAACCATTTCATCCCATTTCGATATCTTTGCATATTTTTTGAAATATGGATAACAAATATAAAAAAACAAGAACACTTTTTTCAATTGCTCTACTGACAAATCCCCTGCATATATGTGTACGTGAGTGTAAACAGTCCATTTGATTTTACCACCAGCTTTCGCCATTGATTCATAAACGCTGCGTAATCCATGCAAATCCTTTAGACTACAAATGTTTAAAGGAGGGGTGTTTACCTCTCCTCCAAACTTCTTGTTTGACGATCCATCTGTATTAACAATTTCTTCGTCCTTGCTCCACGAATACCCCTCTGGTAAAACTACCTTTGACCTATCAAGATTGCACATTTCAATCTCAACACCAAAGGTTCGTGTCTTTATGTCGTTTAATTCCTCTTGCATCTTAGATATTTTAAATGTTCTATATAGCGGTAAGCACCGAGCTTTTCTAATGTGCGTCCTTTTCCTCTGAAATCCTCTCCTAAAGCTGCGCTTGCTATATTTATAAGAGCGGTAGTTATGGGGGACATAATATCTATTCTCAGTGCAATATCCTCCAATAGTACAAGTCCCTGCGATACGTCTTCTGTAATATATCGTGAGTGGATAGACGTTGGGCTTATCGCTCTATCAGATGATTCTGAATACTTGAAAAAGCTCTCTAAAGGGTCTTTACCAAGAAAACCTCCAGCTTCGTATATATTTATCTTTCTTCCTCCGAGAGCATCAAGGATAAACATTTTTTCCTTGTCTAATCCCTCCATGATGTTCAAAGTTGCTTTATTCTTATGTGTGTACGCTTCCCGATACATACAGAAATTACCATCACTAAACTCTATGCGAGGAATACTCATTATAGCACCTACAGTGTGAAGTACCATATTAGGGTTAAGCAAAGCTGACTCGATAACACTATAGTCATCAGAGAAACCTTTATAAAGCAATTGCAGTTTCTCCATGCACTCCTTTTTTCTTGTTTCATTGAACACTGATAAAGGGCTTCGTGTAAGTCGGCAACCAACCCTAAATACAACTTCATTTGCCTTATCCTCCAATTCAACACGCCCCTCCAAATATGGTCCTGTTGTTTCTGCAATTATTGGCAGTTCCAGACAACACTTCGAGAAATAGAACGAGGACATATAGCTGCATATAACGACAACCACTTGATTGCTATTCAGGTGCTGGGTGATTCTTTTAATTAAATCTTCGTGGTATGTGCTTTGTATAGTAATAAATATAACCTCCGCATCAGCAATCTTGCTAAGGTCTCTTGAAACGCTATTGATTTTCGTTTCCGTATAAATGCCTTTCTCTTTAAGAAAAGCACTATTGTTGTTTCTTAAAAGTCTATCGTATGTTTCTGACTTTCTTTCTGATGTCTTTATTAGAGAGACCTCGTTCCCTCTAATTGATAAATCAGTAGCTATTGCTACCCCTACGTTTCCCGTCCCTATTACTGATACATTCATAAGTTATGTATTACTTAATACACATTTGAGCGGAGAGTAGGATTTGCACCTACGACTTCAACCTTGGAAAGGATGCACTCTAACTAACTGAGCTATCTCCGAATTATTGAGCGCAAAGGTGGATTCGAACAACCGTCTTTGTCTTGGGAAGACAACGCTCTACCATTGAGCTATTTGCGCAAGCATCGTCTGTCCGATTGTCAAGCGTCTTTCCGCTTTGTCATTGTGTGGTTAAAAGAGTGAACCTTGTACATAATCTGGCTCTTTCTTTGGAGTATATCCATACTCCGATATTTCTATACCAAGCTTTTCTTTTATCCAGTCCGCCAATATGTGTCTATGACAGAAATCCTCTGGCTTTTCGTAACAACAAAGAGCAACGTCTTGTCCTCCACTTGCCTGTTCGACTGTTTTTAAGAACTGCTGTATATCTTGCCGAGAAAGTACTTCCGACCTATATCGTCGTGTATATTCTTCCTGCGTTTGCCCATTTGCAAAAAGAATACTTTTCGTTGGAGCTACTTGCTTCAGAGATATTCCATTGAACCAGCGTGGCGGATAAAGTGATATTCCTATAACCTTAATTCCTGCCTGTTGCAATTTCTTGCTATTACCGAAGTATGATGTATATATT